GATCCATAATCACGTCCTTTCTTCACCGTCGATTATCCGCGCCCTGGCGGTATCGACCTCATATTGTCTTTGGCTCATCACCTCTGCGAATACTGCACCGAGTAGCCCCGGTATCATTGACCCGATCGTCTTGAGCACAAAATTTCGTTCACCTTCGTAAAAATGACTCCAGGCGTTTCCTGTGCACGTTGATTCCAGTAGATGGCCGCGTTCCATGAGATATTCCAGCGTTCGCTTTCCGTGTGGGGTTCCGAACGTTAGCTCAAAATCTTGTCGGATAGACATGGAATCGATAAATTGCTGCCGTTCGTCTTGTTTCTGCAGGCGTTCCTTGGAGGTCTGAATCATGCGCTGCCTCCCAGCCCGGACATAAGCTCGGTCAGCACAGACGGCTCTTCCGGGTTATAGGGAGTATCGCCCAGCTTCTTAGCCCCTTCGACCGCAGCCATGCCGACTTGAGCCTGTTGCATCGCTCTTTGTTCCTCCGCTCTCTGCTTGCGTATCTGCTCTAGTTCCTCGGCCGACCTTACACCGGAACCGGGCAAGCCGACCAATCGAGCGCGTTCTTGCGCCAGTTCATCCATATTGTAATTGTCCAGAATCTCCGGTGTGATCTGCGCGGCGACTGTGGCGAACTGCACGGTATCGTCTATTGCTCTGATACCTATCATCTGTTGCGCTTGGGCGAGGAGACTGATGTACTCCACCTTGTAATCCGCGCCCTCAAGTTCTTCCGGGAGCGGCGGTAGGTCGTACAGCCACGGTCTCTTAAGCATTCGCTCTACAGCGAACACTACTAATTTATCTAGGATTTCATCTTCTTGCCGCTCGACGAACGGACCTAATTGCAACATCTTCTCGCCCTGCATCTCCAGTATTTGCGTTGCGGTAACATTTCCTTTCTGATCGTTTTGCAAAATCATCATAAAAATATCGTTGTAATACCCGTGCCGGATTCGGTCTCTAACCGCCTGAGCTTTCGCTTCTCCGGCTGCAATATCGAATTTAAATTCAAACAGACGCCGGATTCCCTCAGGCTGTCCGTCGTAAAAAGTCACCCCTCCAGCGGTCTTGCGGATCGGGCTACCAAGCAGCGAGGCGGGCACAAGCATGCTGGGATCTAGTTCCAGGTGAGTCGCTATTAATGAAGACTCTTCGAGGTCCTGCAACATTTTTACGTCCGGTAGAATCTGCATTCCCGGAGAATCGCACCCGTATTGATCTGAGCCAACCAGCAGCCAGGACCCGGCCGCGTACGGAAATGTTTCGAATCCCGATTCGCTGACAATAGCCCGGTCGTTCCCCAGCTCAATCCAAATCGATTCGTAGGGCATATTGAGCGCATCTTTGCGGCTGGGATCGTAATCGCTGCGGGGTTGTACTACGTGCAGCAACTCTACTGGAAGATAGGGTTTTTTATTGCGCCCCTCCATTGCATCCCTGACGCGGCTCGATACCTTATCGATGCCGAACCGCTCAATCATTTGGATTGCGTACATCCATTCGGTACGATATACCGTATCAACGTTGCCGCGTTCGTTGCGTGCCCACCAGTATTCACCGAATGTAAACGGCTTGAAATGAAACCCTCCCTGGATAAACTCTCGCATAGCGATTAGGTTATTCGCAAACGCCAGTACTTCGCCGTACCCGGAATGCATGCAGCTATAGAAGTTCGAGCGCCTAAACTGCGCATAAAGGCGCCTCTGAAGTGCATCAAAAACCCCCTTAACCGGTCCCCAGTCTCCTAGATCCTCATCTTGCAGACCTACTTTAAACCACGGCCTGGACGGAGGAGTTAGGCCGGAATGCATGCCGTTGTTGGCAATACTGTGAGCGTTTCGAGCGGTTGGGTCGAATATCTTCGATCCTCGCTTTCCGTGCATGCGGTCGGGTTTTTTATCGTCTCCAGGGAATCGCCCGCGAGACGGTACGATATATTCGGAGACATCCAGGCCGATGCTCTCTATCGACGCCTCGCGCTCGCCTTTGAGCGTCTGGTACTTATTGATATACTCGTCAACCCGGTCTTTTTTACTGCTCATCTGCCAGTACCTCAATGCGGATGTAGAACCCGCTTTTAGGCATTAGGACCAACTCGTTCGGGCCAATAGTTTTCTCGCTGAGCACCTTGTGGAATTGGTCTAGAAACGAAACTTTTATCTTCATCGTCGGTCGCTCCAGTAACTACCCGAAGGCTTTGGTGCGTTCGAATGCTGCATAGTGTCGGATTCGGAAACGCTACGAACAGGCTCCGCGAATGTGAGGGCTAGGGCATCGGCGTCGTTTGGCGAGTGAATGCCCCTCTGCCGCATCGCCTCCTTGCTCTCCATTACACGGTTGTGATTCGAGTCGTATTTAAACCGGACCGAAACCAATTGAGCGTGGAGCGTATCATCGTCAGGTATCGAGACAGGCAGCTCATCGTTTAGCCAATCGTTCATTAATCCCCATATTTCGTTGCGCTTGTTTTTGTACTTTTGGGGGGCGAGCGCAGCACCTCCGAAATTTACGGCTCTAACCCGCCGCCGGTATCCCATTTCCCACAGCCTAGATATGACCCCGTCCGCAGATCCGTCAATAAACATCATGTCCACATATGGATCGTTATCGTCCAGCATGACTTTAGCCGCTCCGACGTGCGCCATAGCGTCGTTACCGCGGTAGCGGGTAAGATTAAAAGCCACCCGGCCCTTACGGTAGATTGAGCTGGCTCCGTCTTTTCCGCCGGCGTCCGGATCGAACCCGACAATTACCGGACCATGCGCTTCGTTGGTGGCGTACTTTCGCGCTCGTAATACGCACTCGCTTGCTATTAGTGTCTCCTCGCCCGTAACCTGGAATGCCTCCGCGGGAGTCGCCGGGTACTCCTGTTTGAATAGCAGTGGATCTTTTAGTTCCACGATTTTCGCTCTCCTCCACGCCATTTGTTCGAGATCCAATCCATAGGCGTCCATATACTCGCCTTCTTCTGGACTGAGAACGAACCCCTCCGGCACGGCCTTACGGTATTCCGCTTGCCAGTACCACGGGATAAACACATCAATAAATTCAGATCTGCCGGCAGACGCGTCTTGCCATGCCTGGTGAAAAAAATTACCCATACCGTTAGCGGTGCTCTCGAGTATCACCTCGGTATCCTTCTCGTCGGGGATAGCCTGGAAAATTCCGGCTGCATGCGTGTCGGCGTTCGACCAGAACGCCACCTCGGACCCGTGAAAGAATTGGATCGTGGAGCTCCGGCCCGTGCCTTTGGTTTTTGCCGTACCGACTTTGTATCCGCAATCCAATTTGTCAAACGTCAGCTCCTTAGCGTTATCAACCCCGGCAGACGGACGCACGGCCGGCAGGCAGTTGTTGTGGAATCGCTTGACCATCTCGAACAGGTTTTGCGTCGCCGGGTCCTCGTGCGTGAGAATGAACGCCCTAACTCCGCGCCGATGGGTGACTCGCCAATAGTACCGCCCCTCAACGTAGGTCGAGCAGCCCTGCTGCCTGCCCTTGAGGATAATCGCCCGAACCCGCCCGGTTCTCGCTCGTTGCTCCTCGATCCGCGAATGCAGATATTCTTGTGCCGAATTGAGAACGAACGGCTCGATGCTGCCGCTCTTTGTGCGTATCCATAGGCAATGCCTGGCATAGTACCTGTAATCATCGCGCAGCCTAATTCTTACGCGTTTTCGGTGCGAGTCCATCATTCGTCATCGTCTATATCCAACTCGTCCAGCGCCGTCTCGTGATCGTACGAATCGACCCTGAGTTTATCCGCCGGATAATGCCCTAGCAGTTTATGTGCATCGGTCCTGGCCCTGCTTTGCACGTCCCAGGCTCGCTCTTGCCATTGCAATACGGTCTCTCCTCCGCCCGAGCATTCTTCGCCCTGGCTTGCTGTGGTGGTGGCGAGGATTTTGACGCATCTTGGTAGAGTCTCCGGGTCTACCCGCCCTTTTATTTTTATCGTCTTCGTCGCTTTAGCCTTGAGTTCCGCCTTTAGCTGCTTTGCCAGTATTCTTTCGTAGATTCCCTCGTCTCTCAGAGCGTCAGTAATCGACATGATTTTAGCGATATGTTTCGCGACCTCTAGTGACATATCATCTAGATTTATTCGCATACCCCACCCCCCCCCTTAAACCCCGCGCCCCTTCTCAAACGTCCTCATACCGCCTAACCCCAACATGCCTAGTAGCAACGTCATTAGCGTGGACGTATCCAGTGTTGGTAGTGGAGCAACCGGCGCGGAATGCAGTACACCCACCGTCCAGGGGAGTAATGGTTGTAAAAAAAACGAATAGACGAGCCCAGTCACACAGACCCAGCCAACTGCGGGCCTCCAGCCGCCCTTGAATATCGACGGACTCTCGGCCTCCGCTTTATTGACTGCGATTTGGGCGAGGATTAATTGACTCTCGATTTGCGCGGCTTGAGCTACGAGTTCGGCACGTTTATTGGAATCTAACGGCGCCTCCCCGGTTAACGCTGTCCGGATGCCTATCGCCGCCTGTCCTATGCCCTGGAGGATGCCCGAAGCTCCTCCGCCCATGAGATCCGATACTATCGACATGGTTTAGTTCCCCCCCCATCCGAACAGTTTCGAGCCGATAAACGCCAATGCGCCGCCAATAACGCCCGCGATGGCAGAGGCTGTCGTGTCCCATGTTTTGCGATGCTCTAGAGTCTCAATGCGCTCCCTGCAATCAGAGCACGTCCGGGATAGCGTGTCATAGATAACATCCAATTTTTGCGACTCGCTGAGGTCCTCGAATGTCGCTCGCGTTATCCCGCCGAATGGAGTATTGTATCGCTCCGTCACTCATCCCCTCCGCCGATTTGCTATTGCATTGGCCCTCACAGAATCCGCATCAATGCCCACGATATCGCAGCACCACAAAAACGAGAATGGACCGGTATAATTACTCCTGAGCCATCGTTGTGCGCTTCGCCTATCCGACGTCATCCGCGTAATAGTTGGATGGTGGAATAATGGGTCGATTCTTACTCGCAGGTCCTCGACCGCTCGCAAAATCATCGCGGCAACTAATTGGTGCTCGCCACTTCGCTGCCCGGCACGGGTAAAATTCGAATCAATCGCCATCGGTTGACTTGTCCTTATCACACATCACCCCCGTCTACCTGTGCCCGCCTCACCGCGTCGTGAATAATCATCACCCAGGCATCAATCGCATGGAGCTGCGTCTGTAGCCATTCGAGATTTCCGAGCGCGCGGCTCTGCATGCCTGCATCGATTGCCCGCCTGGCCGCACAAATGCCAGACACGCCGGACTGGACACGAGCGAGCAGGACGGCTGTATCTCGGCTGTAATCGTTTTTATCCGGCATACTCCACTCTCCACGTATCCCTGATGATCGCGCCAAATTTACCGCTCCTAAGATCTCAGCCGTGACCGTAGATGTAGTATACATGCGCCTTTACGGATGTCAAATTACCAGGGGCGGGCAATAGGCGGGCAATAGGCGGGCAAACAGGATGCTATAAGGCGTATATTTTTATTTTTTTTTAACCTCCAGTATATTGGAGATTCTCCAGTAGAAAATCCAACATATTGGAGTCTAGCGACGAGTAGCAACCAACCAAAGCTTCAATGAGGCGCCGTAAACCCGCCCCGGTAGCCATTC